TTAAACAAACCTCGATTATTATATAGTGGAAATACAAATACTGTTTTTGCATCTGCCTTTGATGCATCTAAAGATTCATAAGTAGATTTTTTACCCTCTACTCTAAATGGATTTGTATCTTTAATTCTAAATTTTGTTAAGAATCTATCAACTACAGCTATTTTACCATTTTTGGTTTGAGATTGAAATACACCGAAATCCCAAAATCCACCATATCTTGCAGTAACATTTGACCAAAAACTTTGTAATCCACTTTCTATATCTCTAATTCCTTTAAATTGTTTTGCAAGAAAATCTGCACTAAAAACAAAATTTCTTATAACCCCATATTCTTCACCATCTACTTTAAAAGGTTTAAAACTCTTTTGTATATCACTAAAGGTTTGATATACATCGTTATATGCATCTCGTGTATCTTCATTATCAAATTGACTATTTTCTCCACCTGCATCTTTAATTGAAGTTAATCCAATTACCTTTTCAGGTATGATAATATCTTTACCAATTGTAAATAGGTTTTTATGCCATCTACAAACATTATCACCTGAAACTGCTGTAAATGTAGGTTCATCAGAATCACTACCATTTTCCATTTCATAACTTTCATCTGTAGATTGTATATATGTAAGTAATCCCTCGTATTTGGAAGTATCAACATCTGGTTTTGATGCAACTGCAAAAAACTTATTTAAAACTAAATCTTCAAAATATCCCCAAGTACAATATGATTTATTATCAATTTCATTATAGTAAATTCTATCACTTCTTTCTGGATTAGTTTGTAAAGTATTTTTCAAAACATCATTAAAGTTATCTAATATCAAATCAAAAGTTTCACCTGATTTTCTAAATGCCTCTGCCAATAACTGGTCATTCTTTTTCTTAGTTACTTCAGTTACATTACCACCTGGGTCTGTCGTTCCTTTGAACAAAGTATTACCCATACTTGTTAGTTCAGTAGTACAATCATATTCACCATTCGGACCAACATTCCAACTAAAACTTTTGATAGTACCTATTGCAGCATTATAATTTCCACCACCTTGTAATATCTTTTCTTCAATTGCACTATAATAACTAAACATATCATTTACTTTTTTCAATGTATTGAATTCAATTCCAGGTACACTCCAACCAAACTCAACCAAGACTGTTCTACCATGTTTTAAAAATGATTTTTCATAAACCTCGAAATCATCTGGGTCATACATTTTCCAATTAATTGTTATGTTCTGTATTGAATGGTTTTTAAATGATGTTGTAACACCTGTAACACCAACTCCTGCTCTTAAATTTGATGCAGGTGTGTTATTTAATAAATTTGTTTTTGATGTAATTGGTCGATTGATTAATTGACCGTTTTCGAAATCACTTCTTAATTGTAATGGTGTTTCCTCTACTATGTTAAGTGGTCTTATAAACTTACCATCCTCATCTTTTTCATATGTTGGTGTAGTACCACTAACACGAACCCAACAAGATTTAGTTAACATTTGTGAGTAAGGATTAGATTCTATCTCTTTACTAATTGTACTTAATGGATTTCTATCTGAATCAGTACGATTCATTGAATTTATTCTATCAAATAATTGTAATTGGATATTTGGTTTTATTTGATTACCTATTGGAAAACCACTCATAATATTACTCTGTAAATGTATTGATTCGTTCTAACTCTGATACAATATTTCCAGTATCCGTAGGAATTGCAAGTTTAGTTCCTATTGGTAAAGTAAATCCACCACTATATGATTCTGGATTAGCCCTTGCAATAATCCACCATAAAGTAGTATCCCCATAAAACTTATATGCCATTGTATCCCATCTATCACCCTCTTTACTATAATATGTTTTATCACTATTCTTAGGTGTTATCTTAGGATAGTTTGTAATAGAACGAAATCTCGTTTTATTATTATCTTTTAAAATTTTTGTATATCTATATCTATTCATTATTTAACACTCTCTGACCATTTTGGTTCACCTTTCATTATTGGTCTTTTGGTAGAACCATCGGTGGGATTATTTTTTCCAAATGTACCAAAGGTATCAGATTTAATACCTGAATCTTTTAAATGTGGTACTTCATAATGTTTAGATAATGAATGTGGTAAGTACTTTCCAATGTAAACAAACTCTACACTTATATTCCAATATTGTGGTATTTGAAAACCATCATCAAGTTCCCATGTTGAAGTTTCTTCTATTGTACAAGTAATACTATTAAAGTAACCAGGTGTATTATTGAATAAATCACCAATGGTTAAATAAATGTATGGTGCAACTGGTCTCATCTCACCATCACCACCATAATTTTTATAATGTGGATAACCCAACCCAATTAAATAATTCATTTTTTCTTGAATGATTGGTATCTCTTGTTTAGTGAATGCTGCTACTCTAAAATCAAATGAAACATTACGATTTGTACCTGTGTAAACATGAACTGCATCAGGTCTACCAATATATCTTTCTTGTGAGTATTCTGGTGAAACTGTATCAGTTATGGTTCCAAGATGAGCAGGGAATACTAACCACTTACCATTTACTGCATCTCTAATTCTAAATTTAATAAAATCTTTTGGTAGTTTATTATCTTTGGTTCCAGCTGCAAAATTTAAATTACCATATTTACCACCATAAGGAACTTGTAATGCATTAGAAAGACCTTTTTGATAAATAGTATCACCACTTACTCTTATTTTACCAGTACCCAAATCTTTTTCTGATGCCTCAACATCACCAGTAATGGTGAAGTTAGTTACATTTACATTTCCAATACCATCATCGTTTCTATCTCCTAATTCATTCTTTGCAAGTTTACCCTTTTCCATAGGACCAGATTTATCCATACCACCTTGTTCTTTAGGTAAGGCGGTTTTTGCACCTCTACTATTAGTATTATTTACTGGGTCTATGAAATGTTCACCATCGAATCCTAATAATGATTTACCTGCATCTTTTAACTTATCAAACAACGATGGTGGTGTTGGTGTACCACTTTCTTCTGATGGTGGTTCTGGTAATGGGTCTAATCCTTTTTGTAATCCTACTAATCTACCCTCATCTCTATTATCTTCATATTTAGGTACTTCTAATACATTAGGAAAACCTGCATGTCTTGCCATGTGAACCGTAGGTGCAGAAGATGCGATTGTTGATAATGGATTAAAATTTCTATTTGCTTTGATAGGATTTTGTTTTTGTAGTATTGCCTGTTTCAAATTCCATAAAATACCTCTTGGTGTTAAAGTGAACTTACCCAATCTAACTACATCCTCTGCTGCTCTTACTAATTGTAATGCAACACCACCTCTAGCAATACCATCATCTAAGTTTGCACTATCGTAACTATCTCCTATATCCTTTACAATAAATGGTGCATCAAACCCAAGATTATTCTCTCCTCTTAATGCCTTATTACCACCATTTTCATTATAGATTGCTTTTACTTCATCTAATCTATCTTCTAATTTTTTATTTGCAGTAGAGTTTGCAGGAAGATTATCTTGGTTAGTTTTTCCACTATCACCAACTTTTTTCTTCCAATCAAATTGTGTTATATCTGTTGTTTTATCAAATAATGCCATAATCCTACTCTAATGTTAAATCCGATATTGCTTTTTTACTTTCTTCTTGTTTTCTTATTAACTCTTCTTCTTTTGCAATCAATACTTTTAATGCCTCAGCAACTTGGTCTTTATCATCCCATGGTCTCCAACTATCAAATTGTGCTACAAGTTTTTTCATTTCCTCAGCTCCACCATTCATTGCAGCTGCAACCATCGCTTGGTCTTCTTTATTTAAATCTGCAGTCTCTTTTAATACTTTTGCATTTGCATCTTCTTTTTCTTTTTGTTTCTGTTCTAAGGTTTCATTCTTCTCCAGTTTTTTACCTATGAACTCACCTGCAGCTTGTCCAATCATACTACCAAGAGCGATTCCTAATGGTCCTCCGAATGCTCCAATCGCACCACCAATTATTGCTCCAGCTCCACCACCGACTGCTCCTTTATCACCACTCTTAACACCTTTGTAAATATCCAATCCACCCATAGCAACATTTGCAACACCACCTGCACCTAACAATTTACCACCAACTGTTTTAAATCCTTGTTTACCAATTCCAACTTTTGCAAGATTCGATGCACGATTTGCTGCCTGACCAGCTTTTACATTCTTTAGATACTCAGCTTTTTTAATTCCTTTAAATGATGCTCCACTCTTTTCATAAGGTAATGCTTTTGGTCCACCTCTGAAGAAATTTCCTGCCTTTGTCATTGCATTAGCACCTGTACCACCTTTACCAAAGAAATTTTTCAGTGCTTTATAACCATGTGCTGCAGTGTTTGCAACAACTGCTAAAGTTAATCCAATCATTGTATTTATAAGGAATTTATTTTGGTCGTATGTTTTTTTCATTTCATCAACCATATTTTCTTGTGGTGATTTCATATCAGATTTAACATCCAACTTACCACTTGCAAGTTTACTTAATTCCTCTACTGATACTCCAATTGAATCTGCCAATGCTCTTCTTTGTAGAACATTCATTTGATTCAATGCCTCTGGTCCACCTACTTGTGCTGCGATATCTGCTGCAGCTCCTGCAATATCACCCTCAAGTGCAAGTGCACGAGCTCTATTGAAGTTTAATTGTTTCCCTATCATTAGGGATGCTTCCATTTCCTTTTCAATACTTGATTCGAAATCTAATAATGAATCGGCAATCTTTGCAGTGGTACTTAAACTCATTCCAAGTTTTCTTGCCTGTATCGCTGCCTTTGCAAGGTTTGCCCCACCGTCTTTTGCAAATTCTGCAAATGTTTCAGTATTTTGAGCTAAATCTTTTACTACATCACCTGGTCGTAATCCATTTGCCTCTGCCATCTGACCAGTTACTGTTTGGAAATTCATAGCAGTTTCAAATGTAGAACCTGTCATATCCATAAATGTTTTGGATAGTTTTATTGCATCTGCCTCTGAAATTCCTAATAATCTTTTTTGTTTACCTAATGCAATTAAATTTTCTGTTGTGGCCAAATTCACATCACCAAATGCATCACCAAATGCTTGAATATTTTCCTTAACATTTACACCCAATAATTTTAATTGTGCCAATGCTTTAGGGTCTGCAAATTCACTTGTTATTTTTACCGATTGTGCTGCAGATGTACCTAATGTATCTTGTAATTCTAAACCAAAAGTTACAGCCTTTTTCAATGCCATAACCACTCCCAATAATGCTGCTGCTCCTAATAACAATGGATTTTTTAGTAGAGCCAATGTAAATAATCTGGCCTGTGCAACTAAACCTGACATCGCACCAGTACTTAATCCAATAGTACCTAATAATTTTTCTTGAATCTGTTGATTTGCCTGTGCTGCAGAAATCTCTTTTTCTTTTGATTTAAACATACCATGAGTTTCTGCTGCCTGTTTCTTTAATTCTTTAACTTTCTTTCTTGCCTCATCAGTATCTATAACTGAAAGTTTTCGTATTTGGTCTGCTGTTTTTTTGGCTTGTTTTTTATATCCTGCAATATCAAATGCTAAAACTGCTTCTTTATCTGTTAATGAAAGTAATTCTTCTTGTGTATCAGTAAGACCTTGTGAAATCTTTAGTTCTTTGGATTTAACTTGTAAAATTATTTTTGCCTCTTTGATATCTTCTTTTCTTTTATCCAACGCGGCACCAGACAATTTATCTATGTCTTTTAACAAATCTTTTATTTTTTGAGTTTGTGCTTCTCTCTCTTCAGTAAGTTTGATGATTTTTTCAGCATTCTCAATTGCTCTATCTGTAGCCATTTTTATTCCAGTTTAGATTATAACCCAAATTCTTTTTCATATTGTTTTATGTATTTATCTGGGTCCTTTTTGAAATCTTTTAAAAAGGCGGCAGTGTTTCTTTCACCTTTTTGGATAAGTTTTTGAATTTTCTTATCAGTTATTTTTCTTATGTCTTTTTTCAATCGAGAGAAGAAACCCTCGTTGACAGCTTTACTTAAAGTTTGGTTTTCTTTGAGTTTGTACATTACGAATCCTTATTAGATATTAATAATCATATATAAATATCAATTAAGGATTATTTTCGCTTGCTTTGAGCTTTTTTCATTTCATCATTTTCTTCTTTACGAATCTCTATGAGTTTATTCTCATAATATCTTCGTAAATAAACGGGCATGTTGTAGAGTTCAGTAAATGTAAATTTACTGTCGTAATATGTCATATTGAATATAGAATCGTGAAGAGTCTTTTTATAACTTGGACTCAGGCCAAAAAAATCGTACCCCTACAGGTATATCTACCTTATGGGGCTCTCCTATTTGACTTATATATTCAGCCTCAAAAATAACATCAGGTGTTATTTTCTGTATGTGTTCACGATATGCTCTTGTATCACGAGCTAAGAATTGATTATCAACAAAATCATTAATCTTTTTTCTATCCGTTTCACCATCTACTGAAATGATTTGATGTTTCAAACGAGTTGTCATTTCTCTTGAAATACCAGTAATGTTATCTACTTTCTCATATGCCTTGAGTTCTGTTTCGATTACTCTTTCATCTTTTTGAGTGAGTAGTTTAAATTCTAATACTCTTTTTGAAACTGGTAAAGTTATCTCAAACTTATTACCATTTTTGAAAATTTTATCATCAATCTTCTTTGTTTCTAATGTACCCAAATCAAATTTATGTTCAACCTCTAAACCTGTATCTGGGTCTGTAATTAACACTTCGTATTCTGGCCCGTATCCTAAAACACGAGTACCTAACATAAGTGCATTTTTATCACCAAGTAATAAATCATCTAATTTTACTTTAGGGTCTGCGATAACACTTTCTAATAGTTTATCTATTACTAAACCCTTTTCGATTAAATTTTGTGAAGTAAGAATGTCTTCTTCCCTTGCAGTCATATACTTGACTTCTATTGTTCCACTACTTAATGGACTATCTTTAGGATATAATAACCCTTTTGAAGGTAAAGATAATACTTCAGTAGGAAACGCGTACTGATTATCAGCCATATTTATCTCCTATGAATTGAATTTAAAACCATATAATTATAACTATGTTGTAACTTTAGAAAAATCTAATTTATTTTTTATTACTGAATACTTTTTCTGCTCCTGCAATTCCAAAACTACCTAATGTAGTGAATAGGAAAGAATTGTATACCACATCATTGATAACAAGGTCTTTACCCATAATACCTGTTACTACATCTGCACCTGCAAATATACACATTATTGTAAAAGCTCCGAAACCTATTATTGATTTTTCATTGTAATCATTGTTATCTTTGAATATTTCCCACATTTTCATATGCCCTCCGAATTAGTATGAGAGTATTGCGTAATCATAACGAAGTGTTAATGATATGTCCGCAACATCCGTACCGTTTGCAAAATCTAAATCGTTAAAGTTCGCTGTCTGAATGAATGCACCTTTTAGTACCCATTCTTCAACCTTATCACCAACTGGTCCTAACATATTGAAAGTAATATCTTTCTTGTAGAAATCAGCATACCCATCACGACCTGTTACTGATTCATGATGTAATCTAACCCATTCCATAACTGCCTGTGCACCTGATGGTACGATTGGGTCGTATAATGTTATTTCCAAAGTTTCCCAAGTACCTTTACCTTTAAGGTATCTTTTAACATTGATGTGATTTAATTCAATCTCTTCAAATGTAATGTTAGGTCTATTTGCAGTTTTTATAAAGTATGATGGTATTCCATCGATATACATGATAAACCTATTTTTTGTTTTAGGTTCAAAACTCTGAAAAAATATTTCATCTGTAGTTAATATATCGGCCATTGGTTTTCTCCTATAATTTTGCCTTTAATTTTTCTTCGATAATAAATATCAAATTATTAAAAAAGATGTATTTTGGTGATATCTTTTTCGAAGTTTTTTTGAAGTTTTTTAAAAAAAATAAAAAAAGTACTTGACTCGTATAGGCAAAAGGCCGTATATTTAGGTGTTGATTGAGATGAGTACTTTTAAAAGTGGATAATCAACAATCCGTTGAAGGGCGTTGATAGAGATTAATCACCTCTTGAGTCTAATGGTGTTCTGAGATTGAAAGGATTGATTACCTGAGTAAATCGATGTTGAAGAACGAGAAGAGCTGTGGGGTTCAAATCCCCACCATCGGACAAAAAAAAAATAAAAAAATACTTGACATTAGTTTCAGAAAGTGTTATATTATAGTATGATAATTAGAAAAATATTAGGAAGATATGTGATTGGAAATGGTATTGTTCCTTTCTTGGGATATCTGGTAAAACAGATAGGAAGATTAGAAAGATTTATGCACAAACAAGGAATGGATATATACTATCACTACAAAGATAGACAAGATACTGAATTCTTAAATCATATTGAAACGCAAATGAATTATTTTAAAAATTAAAGAAAGGAAAGGATGTGATATAAAATGAACTCGAATTATTAGGTAGTATGTTAGTTAGGTGTTAATATCGTAATCGTAAGAACCTGACACAAAAAATCCCCCACTCGAAAGAATGGGGGATTTCTGTTTATAAGTCAATTATGAATTAAACTTATTCAGGAAACGCTGCACCTGTTGGTTGTATTACGAAGTCTAATACGATGAATTCAGCAGTTCTTGTAGGTTGGATAAATATCTGTCCTACTAACTGATTTCTATCAACAACATCTGGTGTGTTGTTAGAATCATCCATCACAACTTTAAATGCACTCAAACCACTATTCTGTTGAACTTGTGATAAGAATGGATTAACAATTCCTAAGAATCTGTTACGAGTTGCTGCTGTATTTTGTTCGAATACCAAGAATCTTGAAGTAGATGCGATAAACTTACGAAGTCTAATCAACAATCTTCTTACATTGATTCTATCTAAAGCACTTGGTTTTCCTTGTAATGTTTTTTGTCCAAACACTACAACACCTTGACCTGGGAAAGATGCGATTGGATTTACACGACCTTCATAGAGTTCATCTCTTTCAGTATGTGTTAATCTTGTTTTCGCTTCTAATACAGAACTTAAACCACCACGATTTAAACCTGCTGGTGCAAACCACTCATGTGATACACTATCATTGAACGATAACACACCTGGTAACACTACTGATGGCGGTACCCACATTGGTTTATTCTTCACTTCGTCAAGTATCTTGACCCATGGATAGTAAACCGCTGCATAGTTTGTATCGACTGCATTGATATCACTCACTGCGTTATTTACACTTCTACCCCATCTTGAACCATCCATAATGTAGAATGCATCTGCACGAGATTCTACTTTACTAATACCATGATTAGAAACTGAATTATGGTATTCATGAACGATACCTGGTGTTACTAATAGGTTGATATCAAACTCATCTGGATTAGAGATTGCATTAATTGCTCGTTTGTATGCAACTGAACCACTTGCGTTAGTTCCACTACAATCAAATCCCATAGTGTTAGTTGCAGAGATATCATTACCTGTAGCTTTTAATGTAGTTGGATTATCTCCATCAAATCCACCTTGCATTGGTACAACAAACTTCAACTGAGCTTTTGCTGCTGCAGTTAAAGATAGGGAATCACTTGCCCCTGCGTATGTTGTTACACCAAGTGAAGATGCATCTGCATGTCCAACTTGATTCTCAAGTGTGAACACTACATTCTGACCAGTTCCACCACTTGCAGGTAGTGGAGCAAGGTATTGTTTGTTATCATCATTTGAAAAATCCCAACCATAGTATACATTTTGGTCAAACACTCCTAATGTATTGGTTTGTGCAGTTACGAAACTACCACTTGGGACTGATGTTGTTCCAAGAACTGGATTACTTGCTGCTGCAAATCCATGTGGTAACAATGCTTCATCGATACCCTCAAGATTTGATGAGTAATCACTCAAGTAAATATGAACTGATTTATTTGGCCAATCACCATTATAGGTTAATTTACCCTCTGAATCAATAGTTACATATCTATCACCGATTGCTCTTGGTGCGAAATTTGTTGAATCTGGGTCAAAGTTCAGATTAGTGAATTCTTCAAGAACCTCACCATCGTTATTTTCACCTGGATTATTTCTTAAAACTCTTAATGCAAATGAACCATAATCACTACCTGGTACTGAACCAGCTGCAGTTAAATCTGCAATAGCAATTTTGAAATCATCATTAACATCTGTTCCATGAGAACGAGTTTTAACTTTGAATAAGTTTCTTCTACTTCCACCACTTTCTTGTGATACAATATATGGTGTACATGCATTTTCGTAATCGTGTGTGAAATCTTCTCCACTTGAAGCGGAGGCAATACTCATACTTACATTTGCATCGAACCCATTAGAAGATTGGAAAAACTTAAAGTTTTTGTAAACATATACATCGTGATTTGTAGTTTGTGGGTCTTGTCCAAAAACCTTAGTGATATAATTTGCTGAACCAGTATCAAAAGATATAGTTACTGCAGAATTAGTACCAAGTGTAAGAGATGCACTTGCCCAATCACCAGTTGCTGCCAAAGAAGCAGATGTTGGTCCACCCAAATCTAAGGATGGTGCATTTCTTGAAGGTTTTAGAACAGCGGCGGTTATATATCCTGCAGAGCTTGACACTGTCAATCTCACATTAGAACTTTGATATCCACCCAAACCAAGTACACGAACTATAGTTACTGCTGGAGCATTTTTGATGTACTCCTTTACGGTGTAAGGTACATAGAAACGAGTATCTAATCCACCAAAGATATTTTCAAATTGTGAAAAACTTGTTACTTGTGTTGGTACAAATGCGGGTCCTTTTACGGTTGGCCCGATTATTGCAGCACCAATATCAGCAATACCTTGTGGTAGAAATGATAAATCCTTTTCTCGTGTAAATACACCTGGACTTACAATTCTTTCAGCCATTGGTTATTCTCCTGTTATTAATTAGATTAGTATGTTAGGTATAACTTACTTATACTTATGTGAATATAAATATAAGGCAAAACTCCCAAACTGCATTCAGCTTAGGGAAAAAATTATTTTTCTTCAGTTTCAGCTACAGCTTCTGGTGTAAATTCACCAGTTTCTACATTTAAATTACCAGTACCATACTTATCTTGTAGAGTTTTAGCCAATGTGGTTTCATTTTCTCTTACTTGATTGTATAATCCCTCAAGTTCAACTTCACGATTATCAATCGCTTCTAATTGTTGTTCTAATTGTAATTTACGAACTCTTAATGAACCAAACTCATTTTGTATGTTCAAATAATCAGTTCTGACTGCCTGTAAACCATCTAATTCTTCTTGTGAAAACTTAGTGGTTGTATCTGTTTTTTTAGCCATGTTTATAACTCCTATTATAACTTGTTGTTAACTTAACTATATATAAATATAAACTTATTTGTTCAAACAATCACATTTTTTTTCAATGTGTTCAACTTTATCTTTTAATTCCTTGATAGATTCAATTAATAATGGTACAAGTTTTTCGTAATCAACTGCAAGATATCCATTATCTCTTTCTTTAACCACTTCTGGTAATACTTCTTGGATTTCTTGTGCAATCACACCAACATCGTGTCCACTATTTCCATGTTGAGTTTGTTTTTCTTCTTCTGTTAATTCTTTCCAATCAAATGTATATCCACCAATCTTACTAATCTTATCTAATGGATTTCCTATAGGAATAATATTTTCTTTCCATCTTCTATCTGAAGAACTAAATGCAACAACATCATTAGTACAATCTAATCTACCATTTGTTCCTGCTGCTAACATACCAATACCCATACCACCTGCAT